CGACTTTCATGAAGGAGCTGATAGCCAGAGAGCAGGCGCTCAGCCCGAGGCCACGAAGCGGTCATGTCTTTGCCGGCAAGAGCACCGGCAAGCACGTTAGCTCGCAGGCCTTAGCGAAGTATCTGCACAGTACATCGCTCAAGGGACGACTCGTTGCACACGGCCTGCGATCGATAGCAAGATCGTGGCTTGCGGACGAAGCTGTCCCTTTCGACGTTGCGGAGATGTGTCTCAGCCACGATGTCGGTACGCAGGTGAGCAGAGCCTATCAGCGCTCCGACTTTTTCGACGCCAGACGCGCCGTCATGGAGCGCTGGAGCGAGCACGTCCGCGCTTGTGCTGAAAGTGCCGGCATGTTCGACTGGAAGTAGCTCCTCTCGCGGGTTTCGTCGAGTTGCAGATGAAGCCCGCTCATGTGCCCGGCACGGCTTTGAGATCGCTCTACGCCTAGCGAATCCGAGTTCCGAACATCACCGGCACTTTTGGATATATGAGGAGCGACTCAGGCGTATACACCACTGCCTCAGGGGCATTTGTCTTTTCTTCAGAGGGAAAAGGGTATACGGGAAATGACGCCACCTCAGGACGAGGTTGGAATATGTCTGCAACTCGGTCTAGTAGCGTTTACGGCTCTGCAAACACTGTCCAACCAGCCTCGATTCGCTTGATGCTGTGCATCAAGATTTGATGCAGTACAACAGGCGGGTTGATGCGGGCTGGACGGTCGACGCCGCTCCGTAAACGGCGCTAGACCTTGAAGCATCAATGCCAAAAGTCGTTGGAACATTTTGTCTGCCATCTTGTCCGTGGTAGTCGGCAGTACCATAGTCAGACCCAAAGAAAGCGCCCGTATGCTTAGATGTCATCAGTTGATAGCCACCAACCATGACCTTTCCGGTGATGTTCGGTAACCCAGCCGACACAGACTGCCCGACCTCGGAAGTGGTGTTCGTGCCTTCGATGAACTTGTGATGCAGGTTCGGCAAGTTGAACGTATTCGAACCGTCACCCGAGCCGTACTTTGTGCCGATGACCGCAAAGAGCGCGGCATAGGTCGTGCGGCTCACAGCCGCACCGTTGCACTGAAGCCAACCCTCAGGAACCGTGTGAAAAGCCGAGATCATGCCCGTAGGAACCGAGAGCGGTTTCAGCTTCGGAAGCATCTCGGCGAGCGCCTGCGAGATTTGAGTGAGAGAAGGATTAGAAATCGTCATCATTTACTCCGAGAAAGGCTGAGTCGTGCCGCCCAACTTGGCGACAGCATTCGAGAGCTGAGAGAGAATCGTCTTGACCTGAATCATTTCAGCAGCGACCTCTCCGCCGACCAAGTGACCGCCCTTCGCGGAGCCATCACCCACGTAGAGACCCAAGGTCTCGCTATTGAGCGCAAGCTCGCCCTTCGCTAGCGTCACACCTGCAAGCTCAGACGTCGTGAAGGTCTTCATGCAGAGCGTCACGCCGCCGCCCTTGAGGTCGATCGACGTCGCGAGCTTCTGAGCCGTGACCGAGCGATCGGCCAGAGCGGTCGCAGGGATCGTGCCCGCTTTGAGGACAGAGCCCTTCAAAGTGTTGTCCTGCGCCCAATTGAAGCTTTGAACCGCAGAAAGAAATTCCGTCGTCGAAGGCGGCTCGGACGGCTTCATGCCTGCGGCATCGAGCATCGTCATGCGCATCTGATCGATGACGTAGAACCATGCGGCACCCGGATAGGTTGCGGGCGTGCCCGTCTGCGGGTTGCCGCTCGTCGGGTACCCCTTAGATGACAGAGTCGACAGGTCAGGCGGCGACTCAATCGCGCCAGACTGCCAATAGCCTTGACTCATCGCTTATCTCCGTAGAAAAAAATCACAAAAACATGAGCCGGGGCCAAGGCTCTGATCATGCACTCAAGAAGCGCATTGCCCCAACGTCCCAACGGCTCATCAACGCCGCAGGACACATCGAAATAGCGAAGCCCGCCGTCCTCTTCGATCGAGATGATGAGCGTCATCACGCTCGACCAGGAGTCGTCGAAAAGCCCGTGATCGACGCGGCTGGCGCACGTGAAAGGCTTCGTCGACTCGACCTTGGCGTGAAAGCCCAAGGTGCCCGCGAGGCTCTCGAAGAAGGCGGCCGTCAAGCCAAGATTTGATGTGATCTTGGCGAGGAGCTCTTGTCGCATTTGCTCGCGACTGGGGTCGGCGATTGCCGCAAGGCATTCGCTCGGAATGCCCCACTCCTCAAACCACAGACTCAGCTCTTCGATCGAAGTGCGCGGGTCCGACTCCTCGATGACGGCGTGCGCGCGTTCGTCGACGCGGGCCGCCTCCATTGCGAGGGCATAAAGCACCGCGTCAATCGTGCTGCCGACTCGTCGGGACCAGATCGGGCCTCGAGGGAGCAGCGCGTTGACTAGGTGCGTGTAGTGAGATTCAGTCAGTGCCATGCGATCACTCCCAAGTGATCTTTCCCGGCACGAGGATCTCGCCCGTCTTGGTCGGCACGTCTTCAGTTGGGCTGATGAGTCGATAGGAGCTCACCTCGCCGACCGACGAGATTGCGCGGTCAAGAGACGTACGCAGGATCGGACCGCTGGGGACGGCCTCGGAGAGGATCACGCCCTCGATGGCATTCTGGATCTTCGCCTTGATCTTCTCGTCCTCGGGGAAGACGTCGAGTGTGATGTCAAGCTTCTTCGGGATCGGGGCTTCAACGTGAAGGACGGCGGTCACAGGCATCTGGTGCTCGATGTAGTCCGTGACGCGTTCGATCATCGTCTGGTTCGGGATGCCGTTCTCGGTCATGCCGTCCGTCATAAAGCGAACGGTCACATGACCTTGTCCAAGCTCCTGCGGATAGCACCACGCGCGCGTGACGCCACTGACTGCGAGAGCCCAAGAGACATAGTCGGCCTTCGTCCCCGCCTTCGGAGGATTCTTCTGCCTTTGAAGAAGACGGTCACGAAGCGACTCGTCGTCTTCTGCATCAGCCCCGCCCGTGAGTTCGTCTGCGGTACACGTCGACTGGACACCCGCGATCGGAGAGATCAAGCGAAGCTCCATGCCGGCAGAGGCATTGCCGTTTGATCCGGCCGCAACGGCCCTGATCGGCGCAACGCCATCAACGCTTTTAGCAGTCGTGATGTAGATCACATCGTCGTCAGTCTGGATCTGAGTGCCGGACGGCACGTCAGACTCACCAACAAAAGTCACTGTGCCGGTCGCGCTCGAGGCCTGCTTGCGATAGATGCCGTACTCAGACGCTCTGCGCTCCAGATATGCACCTTCAGCCGTCGAGCTGAAAACCTGTCGAAGCACAAAGGAGATGCGTCCATGAAGAGCATGCGACACGCCAGCAATAACGCGGCTGAGCACAGGCACGAGCGTCCAACGCATCGCTTTCTTGCCCATGCGGCTTTCAGCGTCCGACTGGATGCGAGCGATCAGCTCTTGAATCGTTGGTCTCTCAAACGCCATTTAATACGTCCTTAAAAACCGCATCAAAAGCTCTTTCGCTTTGACGCTTGAAACAAACAACGTGAAGGTCAAGCCTCTCAATACCGCCGCGCTCTGCGCGGACCTCGATGCCTTCAACTAGATGGTCATCGATCAGCCACTGGAGAGCTTGCTTTGCGTACTCCTCAGCACGTCGCATTACGCTCGGCAAAACCTTTTCGCGTTGAAGAAGCCAGAGGCGTGAGCCGATACGATCGCCTTGAACACTTGCGAAGGTATCGCCCCACCACCCCTGACGCTTCGGCGCTTTGATGCCGTCATCGTCCTCCGACTTGCGCCAAGAAAAAAGGCTGATCAGCACAGCTTGCACCAGCTCATCAGCCTGAAAATTCGAGATGTCAGCTTCCTGACCGTTGATCATGAGTTCCATGATTTACCCCTCAGTGCGGCCCAGAAGTTTCTGCACGATCACCCTGTTCTGTATGCGTGTGAGACGTGAGCGAGATGCCGCTGGCCGTAACGTCGCCTGTCGTAGTGAGAGAACCCTCGACACTTGCGCCGGATCCGCCGCTGACCGCAAGGCCGCCGAGAACGGTCAAGCTCTTATCGATCGTCGTTGCACCGGTGACATGAAGCGTCGCAGAGTCAATCGTGACTGCCGCGGCCTTCAGCGCGGCGTTACCGCTCACAGTTACAGAAGCATCACCGCCGACGGTTTCTGTGACGTTGCCGCCGACATTTGCCGTGACGTTTCCGCCCACAGTAATTTCTACATCTTTGTCAACAGTTGCATGCAGCCAACCAGGCGTGTAGACCTCAAGGCCTTCGCGCGTGAGATGGACCTTCTGACCGAGATCATCAAAGATTGCGACTTCGCCAGTCTTGAGCGGCTTCAGTCGATAGCGTCGATCTGCAATCGTGAAAACAATCCCGTGCGATCGATCACCATCAAAAAAGAGCGTGAAAGCCTCTGCCTCTGGATGCGGCTCACTCGAGAAGCCGTAAGGTTCGACATGCTCGAGGTCATCGCGTATCTCATCCGCTAGAAGTCGGACCTGCACGGCTCGCATCTTCTTTGCACCATCCGCAAGCGTCATGACGCCGCGAGCGAAGAAATCAGAAATACTGCTCATAAAAAAAAGCGACCGTATTGCTACGATCGCTCGATTTTGTTGGCTTGATGGTCAACGCTTGCGCTCCCACGTGTCCTTGTCAACTTGCGTCCATTCTTCAGTGTCTGAAGATCCGTGACGCCAGACTGTGACGGCCCCGTCAATGTTCTTGTGGACCTTCTCGACTTGACCGACGCGATTGGCATCGACAGGTCGACCGCCTCCCGTATTGCCTGGCTCTCTGTGGTACTTCAGACAATCGGACCACATTCCGTACTTGTTCCATCCGGCTTCGTCGCAGACAACGCCGGCAAAGCAAGCACTCTGTAATGACACAAGAACAAGAAGCAATGCAAGCCGTTTCATTTGACAACCCCCACCCACGGATTCGCCTTCTTCTCTCCGTCAGAGGACGAACCTTCGCGCTTATAGCCGTCACGGCCCAGCACGGTCAGCGTCGTTGTCATGCCTTGACTGGACAGAGAAAAGGAGAGCTTGGAAATTAGCAAGTTATTCTCTATACCTAGCAGTCTATCAGCGACGCGAACCATCGAATTGACCTTCCACAAGCTTCCGTCGCTTTGACGCCAGCCTTGAACCGTGTACGTCGCCGCCGTGTACTGGGCTTCGCGGTACCGCTTCTCGAAGTCCGCTCGCTTGCTGCAAGTGGAATTCGTGCTTTGGCCCTTGTCCTTGATGACCAGCAAACGATTGCGCTTCATCAGACTCGAGTCGACAATGCCCTTGTCCTCTGCCGCGGTCCGACCGAAGTCAGTATCAGTACCTGCATGCTGACCAACTACGACGTACCGGCTGTAGAGCTTCGATGCGTCGTAGTTGGCACTGCCGGCAAGAATGTTTTTGCCAAGCTCGAGCGCATCGGCACAGTCGCCTGCATCACCCGGCTCGACGATAACCAGATCACCAGCTTCGTCATCCATGACGACAAGATTGTCTTTTGTGATCAACCTGTTGATCGACTTGTGAACAGTTTCGCCGGGAACGACAGTGTGATCAGAAAGTTTGTCACCGACTGACGAAGTTGCATGAACAGCGATACTGTAAGGCGCAGTCAGCGAAGCGATGATTTCCGACGTCTTCAAGTTTTTCCATGAAGTCGTTTTGATCGTCGCAGGGCTGACCGTCGCCTTCTTTCCGTCATTGCCGACCACGACACCGGCCCAAGAGTTACTTGAGCTTGAGTCTGCGCCGTACTTTGCGACGGGGCAGCAGTCAACCAGATCAACAGTTTTTGACTTGCCGTCAACGTCGACGGTGATCGCGGTCCCGTTGTATGAGACGTTCACGTGATCGATGTATCCAGTACAAACAAGATCGTCGTCAATGAAGAGTTGAACAAGATCCCCGTTTCGAAGGCGATGGAAGTCTGTGTTGCCGGGAAATGTGTCAGTCACAGAAAGCTTGAAGCCTCTTGCGATTTGATCCATTCCGATATCGACTTTTACCGACTTCCAGCCACCGTATCTCTTTCCGGATACACGTACTTCAACGCGGTTATTCATCTTCCATCACCTTCAGCTCATCAGCCGAGCAAAACCCTTCGTGCTCCACGGCGTTTCTGATCGCAATCTCTTGATCACGAGTTGCGTCGTCGTGGAAGTCATACGCATGAACTAGCGCAGGAAGCACTTCACCCGGCTCGACCACGACAAGCCGACAGCTGTCGTCAGCGCGATCGGTCAGAGCGTCAAAAACCGCCACACGTGCTTTCTCAAGCGCGAGATACGTCTCGTCTGATGTCGTCATCAGAAGCTCTGCATCGATCACCTCTAGCAGTCCTTGCCTCAGCAGAACAAGATCGTCATAAGACTTCGACACTGTCGACTTAAGAGACTCAGACGTTTGAACGTCATCTTCTACCGGCATTGCTTGATCGGAACTTGTACCAACGATGGCACTCACGCCGACCATTTGCGCGATCATCGTCCGACGGATCAGCGACTCAACTGCCGCACGGTTTTGAAGCACTGCACGTCGAGCGTTCGACAGAACTAGCCCGTTTGTCTTTGCCTGTGCCAGCTCCTTCGTCCCCTCGCGCAACTTTTCGCGTTGCGTAAGGTTCTTAAGTTGCTTTGCGACACCAGACCAAGCTCGAGCAGACGATGCGACACGAGACAGGCCAAGCGCCCCCACCAGCTTCGATGCGAATTGCTTCGGATCCGTGCTGATGAGCGACAGACCTTTCGATGCCAGAGTGCTGATCTCGTCAACCTTGTCGAACACGACTGCCAAGTCAGAGTTGCTAATGATGCCGAGCTTGTCGAGCAAGTCACCAGACAGCGCGGCATCGACCCACTCGCTAGCAAAACTCAGGTCGATCGAGTCACAGAAGGACTTGATCGCAGAGTCTTCAAGCTCATCCGCAGCCTGAAAGGCTTTCGTGAAAGAGTCGCTTCCAGTCTTCGGGAACTCAAGCTCACCAGACTCGACGGCATTGAGAACGACGCTCGCAGTCCTGGTTGAGTCAGTGAAAGTGATCGTCGAAACTTGTTCGAGCGAGCACTTCATTTCTCCAAGATGCGGATGCACGAGAGTGCCGGCACCCGGCTCTTCGATCGCACTGATCAGCTTTTCAGCCTGCTCGATGTAGTCGTCACCGACAACGAAAGCAGTGAAAGTGAGCTTTCTCGTCGCGCGCCCGATGTCCTCGACGTACGGCTTATCACGTTGCGGGTATTCATGAGTGACCGTGCGGCGTCCGACTTTCAGGTCAACTTTCGTGACATGAAAGGGAACTCCGCGAAACGACGCCTCATAAAGAGTTTTTTCTTCTGCCATCAGTAATCCTCCGCAAATCTATCGGAGTAGCCGACATTGCCGACAAGCTTCATGCCGTCAGCTGACATGCCTGCAAGCTGTGCCGTCGTGCCGGGCGAAGCGGCCACACGCACGAGCATCTGACCGCTCATGCGAGTTCTGCTTTCAGGCTCGATCGTCACAGGTGCGAGATCGACTGGACGCTCTGCACTCTGCACTCTATCGTTTTGAGTAGTACTGCTGCCACCGATCATCTTCTTCACGAAGTCTGGCAGGAAGCTCGAGAAATCAAGATTGGCGAAGAAGTCGGAGATAAACGAACCGATGCCGCGGACAGTTTGCTTGACGCTCTCGTACCACGCCACGGCCGCCTTGCTCCACGCATCCGGCAGAAGATTGAAGGACGCGAGCGCCAGATCATCGAGACCGCCGAAAAGCGTCTTGAAGTCCCCGCGGAAAAGGCCCGTGGCAGTCGTCAGGATCGCACCTGCTACAGCCCCAAACTTCTTTTTGCAGACATCAAAAGCGCCGGTTGCGAAGTCGACAACAGAACCGATCGACTCTGTAATGACTGGACCGATGCGATCCCAGTTTGCGATGACGACGCCAGCCGCGAGAGCAAGCGCACCAAGCGCCCAACCGATCGGCCCCATCGACGTCGTGGCAACTACGCCGAAAGCCTTCGCGGCAGTCGCGACAGCACCGAAAGACTGGACCAGTCCGATGACGCTGGATCCCAGAGACACCACAGCCATGATGCTCTTGCCGGCAATGAGTGCGCCCATGCCGTAAAGGACCGTATTGAAGCCGCCGATTGCGTTGAACGCCCTAACCGCATAGTCTGCGATTGTCAGGATCGCGGACGCAATGCCCTCGAAGTCGATTTGGCCGACGGCATCGGCAAACGATCGAGCGACCTTTTCAAACTTTTCCCCAAGCGCTCCCTTATTGGCCGCGGCCAGATCGCGGAAGCGGTCCGACATGCTGATGACAATAGGGGACAAGCGGTAGCCGATCTCATGACCGACCGCCGTAACGCTGGCCTTCATGTCATCCATGTGGTCCGTCATCTGGGCCGCGGCCGCGACAGCATCCTCATTCATGACCAGACCAAGGTCGCGCGCCTGCTTGGCCATGTCGTCAAGCCCCTGCGCGCCGCCCGAGAGCATGGGGATCAGCTTACGCCCGCTGTCGCCCATAAGAACCATGGCCATCTTTGTACGAAGGGCGGGATCCTCGTTGCGTTGGATCGCATCCGCCACCTCCTCAAAGATATCGGAAGCGGGTCGAATCTTGCCGGAAGCGTCCTTCACGGAGATCCCCAGGGCCGAGAAGAGCTGCGCGGCATCGCCGGTATCGCCTCCGGCCACCTCTGCGATCTTCTCAGACAAATCCTTCAGCGCATCCTCCAGATCCTCTGGGGCTGCGCCTGCATGCGTTGCGGCGAAGCTCCACTCCTGAAGCTTTACGGCCGAGATGCCGATGCGCGCGGACATCTTGTCGAGGCTGTCGCCAGCCTGAGCGAACCCCGTCACCGCAGACTGAAGGCTGAAGCCTACTGCTCCGGCTACGGCCGCAAACGGCGCGCCTACCGACTGAGCAACGCCCTGCGCCTCGCTCGCAAAGTCCTTGACCGATCGCTGAGCAAGCTTGAGCTTTCGGTTGAGGTCATCGAATTCAGTCGAGTTGACCGCCTTCTTGAAACCCTCCCACTTCTGAGAGGCGACGGCCAAGACGGGCGACATCGTATCGCGCACCGCCAAAATAGCGGTCAGCCTGAAATCCTTATTCGCCATTAAGTTTCTCCTGAATGCGATTCCACTGATCGACGTAGAGCCTCAGCTCAGAGAGCGGAAGCTCTAGCGCGTCCCCAGGCCGAAGCCGCCACCAATAAGCGACTTCAAAAGCCAGGTTGATCAGCTCAGCTGCTGAGGCTCGCGGGAAGGCGTAAAAAAAGCGACAACGCGATACAGAAGCATCGTGTAGTCGCTCAGTGCGATCTTCTCGACGACGCTCGGCGGAATGCACGCAAGTCGAGAGATGTACTTTGCACAGACAGCCGGCACAGGCTCGGAGATGAGCGACGCATCGAGCTTGAACGGAAGGCCAAGATCGTTGACGTCCTTGGTCGTAGGTTCACGAAGCGTCAGCTCAACGATTTCCGTAGTGCCGTGCTGAATGGGCTGAGAAAGAGTGAACGTTTCCATCAGCCGAGCTCCCCGTTGGTGCCTTCCCACTTGACCGTCAGCGTACCGTCGACGGGCTTGTAGGCGATCACGTCAGTCACATATGCGTCGCTGAGCGTGTAGACCATGCCATTCGCACATTCGACCGTGATCGTCTGAGCGACGTTTTCCTTGATCTCTTCGATCGGAAAGTCGGACGGAACAATGAAGTCACCACTGACATACGGAGCCGTGACGGTCTCCTTGAAGCCGGCAACGCCAGTCGTGGAAAGCATCGTCTCACGCTGAACAGAAGTCAGCGGGAATTCAATGTTTCCCTGAAGCTCAAGTTGCTGACCGTTGACCTTGACAAAGCATGTCCCTGCAATTTTCTTACCCATGATTACTCCTGATGCTGAAGGCGGAACTGATTGAGAACCGCAAAAATCCTGAGCTGGTTCACGTAGTCAGGCGGGAACAGCACATCAAGCCTGTTGGGATTGTTGACATTACGCTCAACGATCAGATACTTCTTGAAGAGATCTGCGTTCTCGACGATGCCCTCGAGTTCCAGGCGTCGATAGAGAGCGATCAGCTCACCGCGGATGACGGACGGCGTCACAATCGCCTGACCTGCACCGAAGCGAGTGCCGTCTGATGCAAGTTTGTGACGTGCGTACTTGCTCGTGATGATCGACTTCATCTGACGAAGGACATAAGCCGACGTGTGAAGCGTCTCAGAGTCAAGGTACGAAGCGTCAGCGTCACCAAAAGAGTTCTTCTGATACGTCGTGATGGCGCGTTCGATCATGACCGAACCGCTGATCGTGTACAGCGTTGCAATTCCGTTCTCGAGAAGCGTCTGGCGATCCGTCTGAGCGAATCGAGAGCCTTCAGGCGAGGCCATCACGCCAGTCAGGACACCCGTTTGCGTCGGACGAGCCGGGTCGGCGCTGATGAAGACGGCCGTGCGAGCCAGGTAGGCGGCGAGGACCTCTTCGACGGCGGTCGGCATTGCAGGCTCAACGCCCACGATGGTCGCGTGCTGATCGTTGCGGGCCGTGCCGAAGCTCTTCAGGTCGTTGATGTCTCCACGCTTTGCGGTGTAGACGTGACCGAAGAGCATGCGGTACGGGGACCAACGGCCAGACGTGTCGTTCATCTCGGTCTGAAAGGCGTCGAGGACGGCCGTGTCAGCGTAAGGACAGCCGATGAAGTCGTAGGCTTCATCGCCCATTGCCTTGATCGCATCCGCAACTTCTGGATCGACAGTGCCGCCGTTCATCGCGGTGATCTTAACAGAGATGCCGGAAGGCATCGCTTCGCCATTAATCAGGCCGCGCAGGTTGACGTTGAGCTGAATGCCGTTGCCGACCGTGCCCTTCGTCTTGGCCGTGAAGGTCACGACGCCATCGACAGCACCGGCCGTGACGGGAAGATCCTTCTTGAGAGAGATCGCGTCGGAGAGAGCGGTCGCAACCGTCTCGCCAGAGTCGCCAACCTTGACGGCAACCTGGATGCGTTCGCCGCCGACGTAGAAGGAAAGGGTGCCCGCTTCAAGGGCTTCACCCTTGACCTCGGCATTGCCAGTAGCAGCACCCGCCGACTGACCGTCCTTCACAGGGATGCAGACGAGCTGACCGAAGCTATCGACCGTGCGATAAGCCTCGACCATGCGCGCGAGCATGGAGCCGCGACCAAAGAGCTTCTTGGCCATGGCCGCAGTCGAGACCGTCACGGGGACGCCGACCTCAGCAGTGCCGTCAAGCATCTGGCCGATGAGCAGAGACTTGGACTCATCCGTCGGCGTGGCCGCCGAAGAATTGTCCATCTCTGCATAAAAAAGCGGCACTCGGATGCCGCTGGGAATAGTGTTAAAGCTAACGCTCATTGTTCACCTCTAAGTGTCCTTCAAGGATTCCGTCAGGCTTGCCCTTCGTTGTCGATGGGTCGATGCAGTCGACATCGATGTCCGCGCCTTCGAATTCGGGCAGGGCATTGAGTTCGACTTCTTGGTACGTGTCGCTCGTGTCGAGATAAGTCTCGAAAGAGAACTCGAGCTGGTACGCCGCGCGGGCGTCGTCCATGTAGATCAAAGACCCGCCCTCGAAGATGATCGGGCCGTGCTCGTCGCGCGGCTTCATCGTCCAGGAGAGAATGGCCTTGAAGACCTCTGGCTTGAGAAGCTCGATCCATCGTGACGCGTCCTGCCCTCGCTCGTCTGCGAAGTTCGAGACGAGCAGGATCACCCCGAAGGTATTCGTCACGACCTGGTAGTAGCCGACCGCGTCATCCATCGAGCCCGCGTCTTCCCTGAGAGGGACGACGTAGGCGGCAGGAAGCGGAGGCGACTCGTCTTCAGTGAGTCCCGCCCACTGAGCCGCGCCTGCGACGCGCGTTCCGAAGGTCGGACAGCGCACGCGAAGCGCCTTGATGATTGGGTCAAGAGTCATGTCTCACTCACTTGATCGCGTCGCCCAGCGCGTCGAAGAGCTTTTCTTGCAAAGCCTTCGACTGCTCTTTGGCCGCTTCAGGGATGAAGTTTTTGCGGGGCGCAGCGACCTTGACGCCTCCGCGGGCCTTGTGCTTGCGCGCCTGATCCGCCGTTTCCGTGCCCGGACCTCGGTGGCCGTAGACGACGAATGCGGGGTAGTACACGGGCATCGTGCTCGTCTTGGTCGGGTAGACCGCAACCGAGTAGCCGGATTTCGAGACCTTCGTCCTGATCGACCTCGACATCTCGCCAGTCTGACGGCCCGGAAACTGCCCGGCTTCAGAAACAGCGCGGCGGCTGATCTTCTTTCGAGCAAGTTTGCGAACCTCATTGCCTGCCTTTCTCAAGGCGACTTTCAGCGGCTTCGGGTCGTAGTCAATCGCCTTGAATCCAGGGTCGACGTGGCATGCTACAAGCATCGCCCTTCTCCTCAACATCAAGAACCGTGAAGCGGTCGAGGCCACCAAGGTCGGCCACGCGTCGCAGGCGGTAGGTCGTGCCGTCGATAAAGATCTCCGTCACACCCTTGAAATCCCGAGGTCGCGTTCGTCCCGGGATCGAGCGAACGATCACTCGATGAGTGACGCCCGACTCAACCTGCTTCGAGCCGTAGTAGATGCCGGAGCCAACTGGCTCAAGCTTCCCCCACAGCACATCCTCCTTGAGACTCGACTTCGTGAAGCCGAGTCGCTCATCAGGGAGGCTGACCGTGTGGTAAATCTTGACGCGCCTGTTGAGCTCGCCGATGCCGGGAACGTTCATGACCAAGTCCGATAGGGATCAAGCAGGGCGTCAACGAAGGGGAGCTTTTTGAGCTCGCCCGTCGTTGCGGCCTGACGCTGTTCGTAGAAGTGCGCGACCTGCATCAGAATCCACTGCCGGATCGACGCCGGCACGTCAGTCGGATCTTCTCCGAAGCCGACGGTGCCCTCGCGCGTGATCAGGCCGCGCTGCAACTCGTGCTCTGCTCGCTCGGTGGCGGAGAGCACGAGCGCTCTGATGAGATCGTCGTCCGCACAGTGGTCAATGCGCAGGTGCGCCTTGGCCGCCTCCAGGCTAACCGCCGGGAGGGCAGTGGCGGTATCGACTGCCATCAGACTTCTCCTTTAATTAGACCGGAAGGGCGAGAGAACCGCCGCACAGAGCGGCCGGACGTTCGACGCCGAAGCCGAGACGGCGCTCGGCGCGGATCGTGACGAGGTTCTTCTGGACGTTGTCGACGTCCTGCTCGAACATCTCGACCGTAAGACCCTGACGCGTCCAGAGCGTGGCGGCCTGAGTAAAGTCGCCGACCATGAACTTGCCCTTCTCGATAGCGGGCGTAGCCCACACCGGAAGGCCCCAGAGAGCCTTCGGAGCGACAGAAGCCGGGTGACCCAAGTAGTAGTCGCCGCTCTTGTTCTTCTGCATCATCATCGAAGACCAGTCGACCGGATTCATGAGAATCACGTTCGGGCGATAGAAGGCCTGCTCGACCTTGGTCTTGGCGAAGAGGATGAGATCCATGAGCGTCGCGTTAGCACCAAGATCCTCCTGCGTGGCACCGTGATCGGTGAAGTTACCTTCCTTGAAGATGCCGCCGAGGTGATTGGTCGAGCCGTCGCCCTTCACGAGTTCGTCTTCAACGACCAGGTCGATGCCGTAGACGAGGCGCTGATTGATGTAGGCAACCAGAGCGGGAGCGTCGGCCATGAGCTGCTTGGAGACTCGGGCGAGGTGAGCGATCGTGGAGATCGTGCCCTGCTTGAGCTCGAAGTTCGTAGAACCGAAGGGCTTCTGAGCGCCTTCAGCAACGAAGGCCGCGCCGTTGACGTTCTTGGCCTCGTTTTCCTGCACGTACTCGTAAGCGTTCGTGGCGACGGGGATCGTCGGGAAGAGGCTTTCGATCGTGAGCGGACGGAAGGCACCGGCGAGGATGCCGGGACGGCGATAGGCCTGAACGATGCCGCCAGTCGGGGTGACGATCGGGTTTTCGGCTTCCTTGAATTCGGCGGCCTTTTCGGCGACTTCAAAGCGGGCGGCGCGGCAGGAGCCGTCGGCCATCGCCTTAAAGCCGGCAGACTCGACAAAGAGATCGCCGACAGACTTGACTTCGGGCTTCTGGTCCTGACGCTTCAGGCCGTTCTGCTGGAGCTCAAGGAGCTGGCGGGCGAGCTTGGCCTGCTCGTCACCGAGGCGCTGCATGTCGGCGGAGGACTTCGTGTTCTGATCGGCCATCTTGGCGCCGATCGCATCGATCTTGTCAACGATGCTCTTGATGGTTTCTTCGTTCATAGGTTTACCTCATTGGTTAAAAAGACTGCTCAAGCTTCTGGAGCTTTTCGAGCAGAAGCGCCGCAGACTTTTCATCCTCAGACTCCCTCTGAGCGAAAATCTTCTTGGCTTTTGCGACGATGCTCGTCGCGACGGACTTCGAGAAACCGCCTGCATCCCGCAAGAAGTTTTCGAAGTCCCGAATTGTTTTCAGATCATCGACATCCTCGGATCGGACTTCGGTGATGCGGGCGGCGCTGTCGGCAGGGAAGGACACGATGCTCACCTCGAGGAGGCGACCAATGTCCGTGAAGTCACGGCCGCCTTCCTCTTTCTCCGTGTAGGCCGCAGTGCCGTCACGAAGCGTGAAGCCGATCGACAGTCCGTCGACCGTGCCGTGCTTGAGCGCAGCGAGGACGGCGTCGGCTTCGGGATTGCCGGGCGTGAATTCGCCTTCAACGCGCAAGCCCTTCTCGTCTTCGTACACGTTCGTCCACTTGCCCACAGGCAGACCCCACTTGTGCCCGAAAAACATCTTGGGCATGCCGTAGGTCTTCAGCGTATTGGCGAAAGCGCCACGGCGGATCGTGTCGCCGTAAGAGTCATTGCCATTCCAGACGGAGGCGTAGCCGCTGAAACGGCGGGACTCCCCGCCCTCGAACTTCAGGTCAACGTCCTGAAGCGAAATCTTTTTGTAGATAGTCATAGTCACTGCCTCACAATCGAACCATCGTCGGGTGAATGCCCTTCACCAGGCACCGCCGTCATGGCATTGATCGGGACAAGGTTGCTCTGAGTCGTCAGGTCGTCGCCGCCGTCAACGGGCGGGAGGTTCTCGAGCTTGCGTATCTCGTTGCGACTCATCAGGCCGTTTTGAGCCATGGTCGCGTAGTACGACGCCTGAGTCGTCTGGTCGGCCTTCAGGAAAGCCTCGGTCTTGAACTCGATCGTCACGTCGGTTTCCCAGACGGGGATCAGCCTGCGCTCGAGCGCCTGCACAAAGCTCGTGCAGAGAGGATTGATCGTGTACGTGTGGAAGCCCTTCGTGATTTGCTCGATGCCGGATCCCCATGTCGTCTGTGCATTAGAGCCGACAAGAACGCCCGGCACGCCGAACCACCTGCAGATTTCCTCGACCGTAAACTTGCGGGTTTCGAGAAGCTGGGCGTCGGCCGGCGACAGGGAGAGCTGCGAGTAGCGAAGCCCACGGTCGGCGATCAGAAGGCCGCCGCCGGCAGAGGTCATCTGCTTGCCGAAGCGCTCCATGAGCTTCTTGAGCTGTTCGTCGCTCAGGGAGCTGTCAGTCTGCAAAACGCCGGAAGGCTTCGAGCCCTTGCCGTAAAGCAAGTTTGCGTTGTCCTGCGCCTTGACCGCTTCATTGAGCGAGGCCCGCATGAACTCAAGCTTAGAGAGACCGACAAATCCGTTGCCCATTCCCTTCCAGTGGATCACGTTCTCAGGCGCCATCACCGAAATCACGCCGTCTTGGTAGTACGTGTAGACCTCACCACCCTCGACGACCGACACCTCCATCTGATCCGGCGAAAGCGGGATCAAGGCGATTGGCTCGCCCTCACCGTCTCGCTCAATGCGCGCATAGGCGTTGCCACGAAGCAGTCGATTGACCACCATCGTCGAGATGAACTCAGACGGCGTCATCCAGGCATTCGGGCGCTCGTGCAGGAGCATCCACAGGCGGCTCTTGCGGTCCGGCACTCGTCCGTCGCCTTCCTGCCGGAAGACGAACAACGGAAGAGTGCTGATTGTGTTCGCCAGAAGCTCAACGCACGAGAATACGGCGGAGATCTGAAGCGCCGCATCGGACGGCAGCAGGCGCGTCTGGTCAATGACGGGTTCGATGGGCTGTGCGAGCTGCATGCCCGACGAAGTGCCCATCGGGCCGCCCCAACCCGCCACCCAATTGATTAAGCGGCGTACAAACATAAAGCTTTACCAAGCAAAAAAAGTGTCCTCGGCGGATGTGGACATGCCTGCCCAACGGTCGCCATCGCCCGTGAGCGCATTCCCGAGCCCCATGATGAGAGCGACGACGCCGTCGATCTTCTCTTCGTAGCGTTCTTTGCGCGGGAAGATGTTGTCCTTGGCGTCAACCTTCGCAACGACGTTCCCCATCATCCATGTGAGCAGGGGGTTGCCGTCGTGATGCAGGCGACCATCGAGGACGAGCGCCTCAAGGCTCTTCATCGGGTCGCTGAAGTTCTGAACGGTCGCACGGCACTCGATCATCGGAGCGCCGTCGTCCGCAAGCGTTGTAGCTAGCTGCGTCGCCTGCCACGGGTCGTAGACGATCGCGAGGACATTGAAGCGGCTGAGGTCGGAGCGGATCTCTTCCTCGACGACGTTGAAGTCCGTCATTGCGCCCTCAGTCACGCGCAACAGGCCCTCTTCGCTCCAGCCTGAGTACTGAGCGTTCGCGCTGGTCTCGACTGCACGCCTCGGCAGGTAGCACTGGCAGAAGACGTAGTAGTGAGTCCTGTCGTCGTCCTCGACGCGCGGGAAGATCAGGATCTTCGCGGTCAAGTCAGACTTTGAGCCAAGGTCGAGGCCGATGTAGCACTCACATCCCTCGAAGTCGTCAAGGTTTGCGGAGCATTCGGCGCGGCCCCACGCCCCCATGTCCATCCAGGCGCTCGAGGCCGAGCACCAGACGTCCAAGTGCTTCGTCTTGAAGTTGTTCATTGCGGACGGGAGAGCGATCGCCTTTTTCTGCAGGCTCTCGATCATCTCCGGCCGAACCGAGACGCCCCAATTGGGATTCGCCTTGATGAGCGCGGCCTGCGTCTTCCAGTCGTCACCGTCATCGATTCCGAAGATGACGCCGAACTGTGTTTCGTCGTCGGCCTCCCTGCGGAGGACTCGCGTCACCATGGTCCGCACTTCGTAGCAGATGCCCGAAGTGTTGAAGCCGGCCGTCGTGATCACCCACAGCAGAGACGAGCGGCGCTTGCCCAGAGACGTCTCGACGACGTCATAGACGTCGCGCGTCTTGTGAGCGTGTAGCTCGTCGACTACGGCGAGGTGGGTATTCAAGCCGTCAAGGGTCGAGCCTTCGGCGCTCTTCGCTTGAAACGTGCTGTTTGTCTGCGGGACGTACAAGGCATTCGCCAGTACGTCGAGCCCGAAGCGGGCGCGCAACGGAGCGTTCGTCGCTGCCATCTGCTTCGCGTCACCGAAGACAATCTTGGCCTGATCGCGCGTAGTCGCGAACGAGTAGACTTCAGCGCCGGGCTCCTTGTCTGCGACAAGGCAGTAGAGGCCGACGCCGGATGACAGACAGGATTTCCCGTTGCCCCTAGGCACCTCAATGTAGACGCGCCGGAAGCGACGCCCGCCGTCCTCACGACGTCTCCAACCGAAGGCAGTCGTCAGGATGAAGACCTGCCAAGGCTCGAGCTTGATGCGCGTACCGGCAAGCTCACCCTTTGTGTGAGTGAGCAATTCGATGAAGCGACAGACTTCATTGCCCTTCGCCTCGTCAAAAAGAAAACGACCTCGATCGCCGAAGCGAGTGAGGTCGTCTTTCTGTCTCTGACACGCAAGCTTCACCCACTGGCAGGCGGGGATCTTGCCGCCCAGCACATCGTCGATGTACCGGCGAGCGATAGAGCAGTAGTCCTTAGAAGCCATCGAAATCGTTGCTTTCCTCGGTCGACGCGTCGGCCTTCACGCGGGCGCGCGAGACGGGCGTAAAGCCGAGCTCCTTTTCGCAGGCCATCATCACCTGCTGAACTTTTATTAGCGCATTAAAGCGCGGATTCAACTTGTCCGACGGCGTGCCGTCTTCGTTGAGAAGCACGACGTCTTCGGCCTCGAGGGCCTTTGAAATCTTTCTGTAGAGCGCGTAGTTTCTCGCCCAGCGCTCAAGCACCGTGACGTCGAGCGCAGTCAGCACGCCTTCAGGCGCGCAGCTCACAGCGAGCTTCCAGGCTTCACGCGCGTCCTTCGTCAGAAGCGGCGGCGGAGTGCCCGTGAGCTTGGCCGTCGAGGCCAAAACGACGGGCTCTCGCCTGCACGGCTGGAGCGTGCCGGTCGCGGCCTTCACGGCATCAGGAGTTCGAGGTCTCGGCATTTTTCAAAACTATGCGAATTGCATGTGCAGAAAATGAGGTGGGGGCGCGGTCTAGAGCAAACCAATAAAGAGTTTCAACCCACCCCACCACTCTCGATAGATTAAATCTTCACGAGGGAGGCCGCCACAGCCTTGATGAGCTCGATGGTGATTGGGAGCGACTGCTCGACCGCGATCGTCTTGAGCTTCGACCAGACTGCAGATGATCTCATGCTGTCGAGCACGTCGTGCCCGGACATCGTGAGGCGCGGCACAGTCGAGCTGTACTGCCAAGGAGGCGGAGGCGCGACGCCGAGATCGATCTCGACGCCTGCAACCAGTCCGGCCTCGATGGCGAGCAGGAGGTGACCGTAGTACACATCCTCTTCGGAGCTTTCCTCGCCGAGCGACCGAAGGCGTCTGGCCTTCTCCTCAAGCGAGGAGAGCTTCTCGTCGAGACAGTCAGCCTCGATGTCCTCAAGAACTTCTCTGATCTTTGTCCAGTCGCGCCGCATTGCCGAAGCCTCCGTCTTCTCGTGCTGTCTTCTTCGAGTGACAGGCGTGACATAGCGCCTGCAGGTTGTCGACATCCCACATCAGATCTTGATCGCCTCGATGAGGCTTGATGTGGTCGACGTCGGTCGCGGGGGTTGCGCGTCCCTGCAGCAGGCATGCCTCACAAAGAGGATGCTCGCGCAGGAAAGCCGCTCGAAGCCTCTGCCAACGATAGCCGTAGCCGCGCTTTGCTGAAGAGCCAGTGCGTTTGCAACGGCGAGCTTCTCTCGCTTTCTCTCTTTCAGCTTTGTACTGCGCCACGCGGGCCTCGCCTCGCTTCTTGTGAGCAGAGCAGAAGCGCTCGCCGTATGGCGCAGGATTGCGACAGCCAGGCCACTGACAGATTGTGAAGAGCGGCATGCGCTTCCCTAAAAAAGAAAAGCCCGCGAGGATCACCTCACGAGCTTCAAGCTTCTATCCGTAAGCACTTATCTTTCGGGTACGACAAAGCTCCCACACGGGAGATTGCGGCGTAAACCGTAAGCCAACTGCTTCCTACTTCCCCGATAGTATGCCTTTCTTTTTCCTTTCGTGCAAGTCGACGATGGCGAAGAAGTGCCGGACTGCCCGCTCCTTGTGGGAGGAGTACGTCATGTGCACAAGAGAGAGCCTGCCCTCGATGACGGCGGGCTTCAGGTGCGTGAAGTACTCGAGCCTGATGATCTTTCTGGCGAGGTCCGTCATGCGCTCATCACGGAAAGCCTCGTCGAGCAGTGTGGCGTCCTCGAGATCGATCGCCCGAACCTTCGACGAGCCAGTGGGGATCTCTCCTTCCGGTACGCCGTAGAGGTAGCGAAGGGATTCACAGAAGGCGAGGGTTGCGCCCTTGCGAACCTTCTTGCATTCCCTGTTTGCCCGCACCCAATTGCGGATGCGTTGTTCGTGCTCCTTGGGGATCATCAAAACTCCTCGATCTTCCAGCCGCCGCCGTCCTTTTTCGCTTGCTTGTAGACCGCGACGAAACGGAACGGGAACTTGTTCGCTGCGACCTTGATCTTTGCCCGTGCATCTTCAGTCCAGTAGCCTTTGACTTCATGCATCTCGATCTGACCGTCGGAACGCATGACGATGAAGTCAGGCGTGTAGCGGCAGTTGTCTGCAAGCTTGAGGGTGATGCCCTCGAAGGCATACCAGACGATCTGGCTTGCGAGCTTGGCGGCCTCGAGCGTCTCGGCGTAGGCCGCTTCGGTCTGGTTCATCTCACCCGCCTTCAGGCGACCGAGGGCGTACATGCCGCGCGGCTTCATTTGAGACGCTCCTGATCTGAGAGGTCCATGTGCCAGAGCATCGTCTCGATCCCCTTGCGGGCGATGACAAGGCTTTCCCGAATGCGGCCTCGAGAGTCTGCGCGGTCCCAGACGTGTCGATTCTTGTGCTCCTGAGCACGTTCAATCGTGATGCAGTCGAGTGCCGCCTCGAGCTTGTGAACGGTGCGCTTGATCACGGGGTCTTCGTCGATTGTGAAAAGTGCTGTCATGCATTCCTCCTCAAAGATGACCGTCGTGATAGAGCGGGCCGGAGACACGCACCCAGCCTTTCACGCAGACAGTTGGAACGTGGGCGCGGTGGTAGGGCAGGTAGACGACCTCAGTGTCTTCGCGGTAGCCGAAGGCCCTGAAGCCACGATGCACGACACGCCCGTCAGGGCGCGGCCATGCCCTCAGAAGGAAAAGGCAGCGCTCACCCATTTTCGGGAGATTCACTGAGCCATCATCAAGCTCGGTCGGCGAGAAGTCCTCGTCCGTGATCATTGTTTCTTTCATTCTCAAGCCTCCTTTTGTTGGCGTCATAGTCTCAAAAGCCGCTTAACGATGCAAGCGGTTACTTGATGCGTCCGCCGATTCCTGCGATTGCAAGGATGATCGCGGCGATCGTGAACCCCACCAGAAGTGGGGAAAAGTCGTAATTCAAAAATTCGGGCATTGATCCTCCCTCCTGTAAAGCCCGTGGGATGATTGAGGCGTGTTCCCCAACACTGTCCATCAACCACCCCCACGGAGAAGCCGTCATGTTCAACATCTCGACAGCGCGTCTAGATCCCCTGTCTCTGGATGCGTCCTACGACGCCGTAGTGCTTGTTTCGTGCTGCGTCTCGGCTCGATGCCTTGAAGACCTCGAGGACGAAAGCGCGGTCCTCTCCTGCGCGGATTCTCTTGACTCTGGTCGTGGTGCCGACCGTCTCGACTTGAATGCGATCCCCAGTGACCTCATCCCAGAGCTCTGTAGCCTGCCGATTCCTCGTGTCGATGTCTGAGTAGACGGGGTAGCGGTCGCAGAGTTGGAAGAAGGTGAAGTCCGTGGGCTTTTTGTTGGGTTGATTCATCAGAAGATGTCCTCGGCTTTGTTATTGGCCACTTCGATTCGACGGGATCGGCCCGTGAAGGTGAGCGGGTAGACACTGGCCTTGATGCGGCTCATGACGCGCGGCGTAAGGAGCGCCTTGAGTTCGTCGCGGTCAAGGTTGCTGATGAGGATCGTGGGGCGGCCGTTCTTGATGCGACCATCGATGATCTGGAAGAGGCGCTTTTTCTCATACTCGCTACCGGACTGGACACCGATCTCGTCGAGGACGAGACAGGTCACCATGGTGAGCTTGGCCATCATCTTCGGAAGGTCGATCACGTTCACGCGGTCGGAGATGCGGTCAAAGAGATCGGGGATCGTGATGTAGAAGCCGGTCATACCGTCGGTCTGCAGGCGCTTGAGGATCGAGTAAGCCAGATGCGTCTTGCCGGAGCCGTAGTTACCCTGAAAGAAAAGCCCAATAGAGTTGAGCGTCTGCCAGTCGTGCTGTTGAGCTTCATGAGCCTTTTCACGCTCGAGCTCACGCTCCATGAAGCGCTCTGCGAAGCGTCGGCAGACGGCGATGTTTTTGCGTTCCTCGTCGCTTTCTGGGAAATAGGTGTCGAAAGACGCGAACTCATAGTCGAGCGGGAGAGGCGTCGAAAACGTCTGGCGAAGCTCCTTGGCTCGAGTGTCGTTCTCGGACTTCAGGCGGTTGATGAGCTGGGTATGCTCGAGCTCGAGGGCTCGGCACTTCGGGCAGTACGGAGCCTTCCAGGATCCATCCGGCAGGCGATAGGTCTCATAGACCATGTCACCGTGAATGGAGCAAGTAAACGCTTCGGTTTTCGATGCCGGGATGGCTTGCGAAAGTTCAGAAATCTGCTGCATGTTCAAAGTCCGTATCTGCGGTCTTCCTGCCGCTTTTCGCGGAGGACGAATTTGGTTTGAGATTTGGGTTGATCGGAAAACTGCCCTCGGTCACGGAGGACCCATTCGGCCTCAAAGCCCTTCCAGCCTTTTTCGAGCTGATAGACCATTGCCTCCTCAACCGTCATGCCTGCCTTTTTGGCTTCACGGTCAATCGCGTCGACCATGCGCTGTGAGCAGGACTTGCAAAGCTTTCGCTTGAGGGCTTGCCATTCATCCCAGACCCCGTCCGAGACGCCTTCCGGCTTGACAAGCTTCGGCGCGGGACGACGCGCGGGCTTTGACCGCGCTTCCTCTTTTTCTGGTTTCTGGTTACTGGTTATTGGTTCTTGGTTATTGGTTATTGGTTCTTGGTTAGGTACCCCAGTGGCTAGCGACTGGGCTGACACTGGGTTGCCACTGGGTTCAAACTGTTCGTCTTCAACGGTTTCGGAAGTCCTCTTCGAGCGGCTTCTGGCGTTCCGGCGGTTCTTTTCGACCGTTGCGGCATAGTCGGCGAGCAGTTTTTCGCACCCTGCGTGGTAGTAGAAGCCGTCTTTTTCCTCAAAACAGAGGGTCAAAACCGACTTCACGGCACCGTCGCTAGCCAGTCGCTCGATTGCCGCGACCCACTGGGTAGCCAGTGGCTTGCCAGTGGATAGATAGCGGTCGAGCAAGTCGACGTAGATGCCCTTCTGCTCAAAGGTCATGTACTTCGTCTCAATGGCAAAGTCGCCGATGTTGTGCGGGTAGTAGTTCATAGGACCTCCGACAGTCGGATCAGAAGTCGCGCGCGGTCTTCTCGCGCATGATGGGAAGGTGGGAGAAGCGCTCGCGCAGGTACATGAAGTAGCCGCGAGAGATGCCGTCCACTTTCCACTCACTGGCGCTTGACGGCGTGACGCCGCAGATACGAGCGACAGCGCTGGTGCCGCCCAGCTCGTCGATGACGCGGGCGCTGAAGGCAGGATCGAGCCTTCTCGGCTTTTTGAGCTTGTTCTCTTGCATATCAGTTCGGGAAGGTGAAATGATGTTACGGAGCTAGTATACGGTATTCCGTAATTGACAGGCAACACACCCTCAACTATGTTTAAGGTATGCCGAAACCTAGACACGGAGAAAGACTATGAGCACGCTCTCGACACGATTGGCGGAAGCTCTTGAGGCCGCCCAGTTGACAGCCCCTTACAAGAACAAGGCTGGCCTCGCAAAGCACTGCGGTCTGAGTCCGTCATCCATGACGGACTGGTTCTCGGGAAAGACGAAGGCAATCAACTACAAGCACGCCCTACGCGCAGCCGAGTACCTAGGCGTCAATGCGTCCTGGCTCGCTGAAGGCATCGGCGCCATGCGCTCGACCTCGGTACAGGTCTATGAGGACACAGGCGAAGGCGCGACGCTCCCAGACCCTAACTACATCGTGATCCCTCAGTACCATGTGCAAGCATCTGCTGGCCCCGGCAACGAAAACCCCGTCTTTGAAGAAGTTGACGGCAAGGAATGCGGCTTCATCAAGCCCCGCTCGTGGTTTCAGCTTCAACAGATCAACCCCGAGAACTGCAAGACCTTCGAGGTCCACGGCGACAGCATGGAGCCCTACCTGTGGGACGGCGACAAGATCCTTGTGGACTGCACGCCGACCGACATCATCAGCGGCAAGGTCTACGTATTCATGATTCACGGCAAGATGAGGGTCAAGGTCCTGCGCTCCCTCATCAATGGACTGCTCATCCAGTCGCTCAATCCGGAGGTGCCCGACGAGACGATTTCCGGCGCCGACATGCAGACATTCCACCTCATCGGCCGCGTCCGCGACCGCTCCGGCGGTAGCTGGCTCTAACGCCCATACCACCTTCCACCGTCCTATAGCCCGCCTTGCGCGGGCTTTTTTACGTTTCTTTGATTTCGGTTAAGTGCATTGCGGGATGCCGAAACTTTTGCTTGCAGGCGCATTACGGTTTGCCGTAATATAAGGACTACGGAAAACACAAACGGTTTTCCGATTTTCTGCAAGAGAACACCATGACCTTCGACGACTTCCGCGCCTGCATCGACGCCCGCATCTCCCGCGCCTACGGCCCCGATGAGGCGGATCTCTACCTCATCACCGAAGAGCTTCAGAAGCTCGACATCAAGGACGTGCGAGAGCTCATCCGCGACATCGCCAAGCGCAGCCCCTTCGCGGCCGCGTGCCTTCTCGACGATCTGGCGGACTTCTTCGTCATCACGTCTCGCTCCTTCACGTCGTCCCACGACGATGTCTTCGCGAGCGACATGAAGGTCGAGACGGACTCCATGGAGTACTCGATCGCGATCCAACTCTACCGCCTCATCCGTCAGGAGCAGGCATGAAGGCCGCCGAGTTCGATCAAGTGCTGGCCATCCGCCTTCACCACCTCGGCCGCGACGCATGCCTCGTCCACGACGTGCTGGTCGCCGCAATGGCGGACTTCACGGCCGCACAGGAGCTCACGTTCTACATGCTCACGACGCCCTCGGTAAGGGCACAAAGGACGGTCACTCAGAAGTACCTGCAAGTCGCCCGCAACGTCAACAACATCCTCCAGTCTCTCTAGGAGTCAACCATGTCCAAGCTCGCCAACTTCTTCCTCGCTTCGACGCCCAGCACCGACCAGCGCACGCTCACGGATGAAGACACGATCGAGTTCGGCGTCAACCTGTTCTTCGGCGCGATGCTCGCCATCCCGGCCATTGCCGTACTGGTTCTCACGATTCTTGAGTGAACGAATTCTCCGCCTGTTGTTCAGGCGGTCTACTCAAGCGCCCTCACGCGAGGACGTTTGAGCAGACACAGCAAATCTCGGCGCTTAGCTGCGTCGGGGACCGCCCGCCAAACGGGTGCGATCCTGGACAGAAGGGTCTGTCGGGAGTGCATCACGCGACGGAACGGTAGTCGCAAAGGTCGTGTATGAAAAGTACGCAGGACGGCTGGAGGGTATCTTCCAGTGCGGTTGGGATGGGGACCACCTGAAAGCGACGGATGCTCGCCCCACGAGCTAGATCAGGATCAGCCGAAACGAAGCAGAGTGCGATGCACCGAGCGGCCTGAGCGCAGACGATGCGCAGCCGCGACCTGATCGAAAGCCGATCTAAGCCCTTCCCACCGAGAGGGCTTAGGTGGGTTTTCGAAAGAAAAAAGGGTAATCGGATTTAATGGTTGATATACCGTGGTGAGAATTATTTTTCACAACGGGCGGAATGGTTGACACGTGGCCACTTTTGGTGCATACTTTCCTCACCACATGAAAAAGATGTGGTCGGGATTGGCGTCCCGAACACATAGGCGCTCAGCGCCGGTCGTTTAATCGAGCGGCTTTTTTGTTGTCTGAGCGCATTGGGTATGCGTTTCGCGTACCCACCAGATGGGGTAACGAATCGTTATGCCATCTTGCAAGTCTCCGAATTCTGGGTGGGCTTGCGAGCTCCTTCGGGAGGCTGGTTCCTATGTGCCGGTACGCCAACTCGCAAGTCCGCCCACCACTGATTGGCGTCAGTGTGCGCGGTGTTAAAAAACACATAGGAGACTTGAATGTCTATCCCCACGATATTCTCTTTCGAGAATAATGCCGTCCGCACTCTTGGTGCGCCCGAATCCCCGCTTTTCGTCGCAGTCGACATCTGTTCATCGCTTGGATACGCAAACTCTAGCAAAGCGATCAAAGATCACGTTGATCCCGAAGACCTCATCAAGTCTGAAATCATCGACAAGCTCAACCGCATCCAGACGGTCAACTGCGTCAACGAGTCCGGCCTCTACGCTCTGATCTTCGGCTCCAAGCTCGAATCCGCAAAGCGCTTCAAGCGCTGGGTCACGTCCGAAGTCCTTCCGGCCATCCGCAAGACTGGACGCTACGAAGCACCGACTACGCTCACGACTGAAGAGTTGTACGAGATCCGCAAGGCCGTCAAGGCCCGCGCAAAGAATAGCTCGATTCACTACCAAACGATCTACAACGCCCTGTACGACTACTTCAAGATCGCAAGCTACAAAGACTTGACCAAGGGGCAACTTCAGGCTGCACTCACGTTTATTCACACGTGCGAGCTCAAACCACAGTTGACCCAGCCAGAGATCCCTGAAGGTGCTTTGGTTCTAGAGGGGTTCGAGGCAGAGCGTATCGCCCATTTCGTGTATTACTGGCGCTACTTGTTTAGGCCTGACCTTGAGTTAATCCTGCGTCTTCTGCAAACACTAAACAACCTCGCCACTGAAGTGGGAGGGTTTCGATACAGTCGAGGCTTTTCGCCTCGGGGTTGCCCCCGATTTGCTGTCACTCCGACCACGAAATCCTTGCTGACGCAGCCCTTGTACG